GTGTTCCAGTGCTCGGTGCTGATCCGATCGGAGAGGCGGATCTCGCGGGGCTTGAGCTGGTCGGCGGCGTTCGCGTGCATTGGGCGCCAGCAGTTCGGGTTTATCGTCCAAACCGTCGGGTAGCGCATGGCAATCCGGGGTCGGCCGGCGTCGCCGAACTGATACCCGGGCGTCAAAGAGGGGCGAGTCCGCTGCAGCCGAGCCTCGGGCATGAACACTCACCCTACGCCTTATCCCCACCGGGACGCCGGCGGCCGCGGCGCCGCGGTACGGGCCTTCTGCGGCGGCGCGACGGCGGTCGCAAACGTCAGCCAGAACGCATCGCTGTCGTCGGGACTGGCTTCCCCGCGGCCGGTGATGTGCTCTTTCGATTCCAGGACGAGCTTGCCGGCGGTCTGGTGATAGCCGGCGAGGCCGAGCTGCTCGCCGAGGCGATCTTCGTCGGGCAGACTGCCAAGGAGCAGCCAGTCCTTGCACTTGCGCGCCATGTTCGCGCGGCGGTTGTAGTCGTGCGGGTCCGGCGACTCGCCGCCGAAGTTGATCTCGTAGACGTTGGTGTAGTTCAGCGCGTGGAGACGCGAGACGATCGCGGCGCCGAACGCGCTATCGACAAAGAGCGCTGCGAGCTGGTGCCCCGGCCGGCGATCGCTGAGCAGCTCCGCACAGAGCGCAATGCGGGCCGAGCGATCGGGATCCTTCTCGCCGGCGAGGCGAATGGGCCCCAGCGGGTTCCCGTCGGCGCCCAGCGGATTCCCGCACAGGCCGCGGCGGAAGCGGATCACGTTCCACGCCTTCCCGCCGCCAGAGACGTCGAAGCCGGCGATCAGCGGATCGTCGGGGAGCGGGACCATCGTGCGCTTGCGCGCCAGGTCGATGCGGCCCTTGTCGATGTACTGCAGCTCGTCGGCCGCCGGCGGATAGCCGAGCACGCGCACGCGCACGAAATCGGAGTCGATCCCGTAGTCGAGGATCTCGCGCGCGATCTTCTCTTTGTTGGTGAAGCGGGACGTGCGGCTGTCCACGCGGCGGTGATTCCAGCGCGCCGCCTCGCTGCCGAAACACGCCTTGTAGAACGCGCCGGTGTTGCGCGTCATCTGCCCGAAGGCGAAGATCATCGGCTCGCCGTCGGTCATGCCGCCGCTGGCCACTTCCCAAACTTTGTCGGGGACCTGGCTCGACTCGTCGAAGAAGTAGCCCGACGTCGAGCGCCGGCTGTGCTGGCCCGCAAACGCCTGCGCGTTTTGCTCTTTGCAGCTTTGGATCTGCGCTTTCCAGGTCGCCGGGAAGTCTTTCGAATAGATGCCGCGCTCCATCACGTCGAACCAGGGCGCGGTGATCGCCAGACCCGTCCAGAACTGGATCGCCGGCCAGGTCCGCGCTTCCAGCTGCGCATAGCCGCCGGCGGTGACGGTGAGATCGCTATGTGGCCGCGTCGAAAGCACCCAATCGACGAGCCAGGACAGCAGCGCGGATTTGCCGGTGCCGTGGCCGGAGGTTTCCGCCATCTGGACCGGCATCACGGGCGTGGTGCCGTCGAAGTGGCGCGCGGTGACTTCGGCGCCGAGCGCGGTCAGGAATTCGATCTGATTGGCGTCGGGCCCGGGCTCGTCCTCGAGCGGCGTGCCCACTTCGCCCCAGGGATAGGCCCCTCTCACCCAGCGGAGGGGATCGTAGTGGCAGCTGGCGACGAAGTCTTCGATCTCGCGCTCGACGGTCGCCGCGGTCGTCACTTGTCAAGCACCTTGGTCACGTTGACGAAATGCTCTCTTTTGAATCTCACTTGCCCGCCGTCCGCTTCCGCGCCGCCATCAGCCGCGCGATCCGCGCGTCACTGTCGCCGCTCTTCACCTTGATCGGAATTTCCTGCTCCTGCGGCCGATCGAGCGCGCGATCGAGCAAGTAGGTGAACGCGTGGACGCTGGGATCCTTCTCCCAGACTTCGATCAGCTCTTCGCCCTTTTTCAGCTTCGCGCCCGCCATCGCCTGCGTCACGCGCAGGAACTTGCCGGTTTTCTTCTCGCGGACCACGAGGTAGGAGATCCCGAGGGCGTTGGCCAGGTGCGCGTCGACGAGCGGCCCGAGTTGCGCGGTGACCCGAGCCCGGACGAATTCGCGCGCGGCGATCTTGTCGAGCGTCGACTGCGCGCGGTGGCCTTTCGGCTTGCCGGCGCCGGGGCGCGCGCCGCCGCGTTTTTTTGATTGGGATTTCAAGATATCAAACGGCCTTCGCCCGCTTGGCGCGTCGTTGTCGGCGTCGGTCCCGACGTCGGCTCTGCATCGTCGGCGGTTGCGATCGTTCGTGGTACCACCACGCAAACGGGTTCATCTATGCCCCCTTCTCCCAAATCCGCCGCTGAATCGCGCGCAGCCGCAACATCGTGCGGACCGTCACGCCGGCGCCGCGGCGCCAGTGCAGCTGCCGCCGATGCCCGAGCCAGGCCCCGATCTGGCCGGTCCGATAGCCCTCGGCGACGAGCGCGGCGATCACGCGGGCGGCTTCCGTGCCGGCGACATGCGCGCCGAGCGGAGGCCGGCCCGCGCGTGCCGCCTGTCGGTACTGTGCGCTGTACGCGGTGTTGACCGTCGTGCAGGCCGCACAGCGACAGCCGTGTTGATAGGTGCGGCGAACCCCGTGCTGCGGGTCATCCACGGCGCCGCCAGCGTTCCCAATCCCAGCCCCAGCCGTCGGGTTGCCCCTCGGTCGATCGGGGATCGATCGCGAGCGTGTCCGCGCCATCGACGAGCAGGCGTCGGCCACAGCCGACGATCGGGCGAGTGAGGCGACACCGCATCGCGGGGCCTTCTTTCAGCGGAAACGCGCGAGGAGCGCAGGGCGCGGGTCGGCGGGTGTGCCTGGGGAGGCGGGATCAGGATCGCGCGATCGCTGGCTGAGGTGTTCTAGATGTAGGACGAGCGGCGCGGGGGTCGGTGTACATTCCCCGGCATCACTACCGATAAGTTTCGCTGCCCGCACTGCGGCGCCTGGAAATCCCGGGTCGTCGACTCCCGGCCCGACACGCAGGGGACGTCGTTCCTGCGATGGCGGCATTGCATGGCCTGTTCGCAAATGTTCGAAACGGCTGAGCAAGCGACGGGCAAGACGATTCCGCTGCACGACGCGCCGGCCCAGCCGGGCACGAGGTAACGCCGATGGACCTGAAGGACAAGATCGACGACCTGTTCACCTATCACGCGCCGGACGCCACGCAGGCGGCGCAGTACGAAGCGATTCGCCAGGGCGCGAAGGCCTTCGCGTACATCGCGCTCGCCAACTCGCCGACGTCGGCCGACCAGACCGCCGCCATCCGGAAGCTGCGCGAGTGCGTGATGACGCTGAACGCGGCGATCGCGCTCAAGGGGATTTCGTAAACCGTGGCACACCTCATCGTCGATCCCGCCGTCCCGCCGCGCGAAGTCTGGGTCGAGGGCCGCAACGTGCACGTCGAGATGGTCGACGGCATGATCCACCTGATTCCCACCGGTGAGCACGTGATCCGCGTGCGGCTGGCGTACGTGGCCGGCGTTGACGGGCCGCCGCGAGTCGAGGATCCGGAGACGGTGTGCTGATGGAAGACTACGCGGCGTTTTCCGTGCTCGACGGTCTGCCGCCACTCGTCCGCCGGCAGCGCCAGCTCGAAGCGAAGATTCTCCCGTTGGCGCCGCTCGTCGACGATGAGAAGGCCGTCCGTCAACAGATCGACGCGCTGCTCGTCGCGGCCGGGATCGCGAGCAACGACGGCGTGACCTGTCTCGGCTATGACGTCGTCCACCATGCGCGGCTGGGGTCCGCGCGGATCAACGCCGATCGCCTCGTCGAGCAGCTCGTCGCCGCGAAGGTCGATCGCGCGCTTGTGCTGCAGGTCCTGGCCGACAGTACCGACACCAGTGAACCGTCGACGTGGGCGACCGTGAAGCCGTCCAAGGGGTCAAAGGTGCGCGCGGTCCCGGCGAAGGCCGGGCTGCGCCCACGAAAGCACCGGGCATGAAATCCGTCACCGTGCGCGACCTGTACGATCGGCTGCACGACCTGGAACACGGCCACGGCGCCAACGGCACGGTCCTCGCGATCTGCGCGCTGACCCGCGCGGTGTTGCTGGCGACCGAACACGCCGCGGACGCGCGCCGCGCCGACCGCAAGCTCGATCTCATCCTCTCGAAACTCGCGTCGCTCACCACGCAGGAGACCAGGCTGATGACCACGATTCAAGACGTGAAACTCCAGGCCGACAAAGCCCTCGCCGCGATCGCGGACGAGAGCTCGAAAGACGATTCGATCATCGCGTTGGTGACGGCCAACACCGCGCAGATTGCGGCGCTGCGGCAGCAGCTCGCCGACGCGATCGCGGCCGGGGATCCCGCGGCGCTCGACGCAGTCCTGGCGAGCCTCACGGCCGCCGAAACCAACGCGCTCGCCAACAGCGCGAAGGTCGTCGACGCGGTCAACGCCAACACCGTGACGCCGTAGTCACGTCCGCCGGCGGTCGAGCTCGTCGGCGTGATCGGTGAGCAGCCGCGCGAA